GACTGCGCTCGTGAGGGTATATTGGTCGGACGGAGACATTTACATTGAGCCCGTGATTTATCAAAGCTACCTAACCACTTCGGAACTCATCCAAAAGTTTAAGGACATGGATATCGAAAAGACGGTTGACATAATGGCTGACTACTCACGACCCGAAATAATTGCCGAGATGCAGAACGCAGGTTACAACGTGAACAACGCTAACAAGTCGGTGAAGATGGGTATTAACTACGTCAAGACCTTTGGAGTCTTTTGTCAGGAAGAGCCAACCCTCAAAAAGGAATACGAAAACTACAAATGGAAGAAGGTAGGCGACATGATTTTAGACGAGCCAATCAAACTATACGACGATGCAATGGACGCCGTGAGGTATGCGACGACCTATATTAAGGAGATGTACTATACTGACGATGGGTACGTGGCGTTCTAACCACGAAACAAAATAAATACTTAGTAAGTTATGGCAATGACACTAATAGCAGCACCGCAAGACTTCACACCAGCGTACAACCCTTGCAAGTTTATATTCAACTCGACGAACAAGAACAACGAGGGGTTTCGATATATCTTCGACGTTTACGAAAGTGGCACGTTGAATAAGATAGCCGAGTACCGGGTACTGCCGACCTACGGAACGGGGTATGGGGAAGTTGACCTAAGCAAGTTGTTAAGTTCAAAGGTCTCAATCGATTTTGAGCCGACTAACTACTCGGAAGTTGACACCCCAAACACGAGATACAAATACGATGTTTCAGTAGGGGAAGAATACATAGTCACCTATAGTTACACCGCCTCACTTGTAGACAACGGAGGAAATGTGAAGATAACCCCAACCACGGCACACACGTTTCAGGTAGGCGACCAAGTAGTTGTAGACGCAGGGACAAATACTTTGATTACTGGGCTTTGGACGGTTCTCGCAATTACGGGTACGACTGACTTTACAATTAGTGCTTTGTGGTCGAACGTAACGGACGCAACCGAAAACGGCACGGTAACTTATGCGGACAAGCGGAAGACGGTCACACGTGACATTGAGCAGGAACTAAACAAGTATGTATTTAACGGGGCTTTACCTTGGACGCAGTTTAATCAATACGACCTAAACACCTATTTGTTAGACGATGAATTTGCGAGGTTCTTAACGTCTTATCCGCTAAGAGATGGCTTAACCATAACACCAACCCAAGAGATGTGGTTTAATGGTTTTAACAATGGAGTCACGGGTCGAATGGTCTTTACTAACTCAAACGGGGATGTACTTTACTACGATGTCACAAACACGGAAATAACTACTCAGTTGTGCGTTGCAAGTCCTAACCTTAACCTTTCAGTTATTAGTGGGTCATTGCCTTTAATTAAGGACGACACTACTTTTTACGAAGTTTATTTTATTGATGCGTCTGCGCCAACTGACTCAGGGACGTACACTTTTACCATTGACCAACGATGTGCTATTAATCCTTTTCATTTATTGTTCTTGGATAGGATGGGGTCTTGGGGTTCGTTTGCTTTCCAACTTCGCTATACGGAAAATGGCACGGTAGTTAAGCAAGCATTTAACAAAGTTGTTGAAGGTTACGTGTCGGGCAGTGAGTGGACTTACGACAACTCGGAAGCGGGGTTAACTACTTACTCAAGCACGGTCGATAAAATGTACACCCTAAACACAAATTGGATGAGTGAGGAAATGGCTATCTACTTCCAAGAGTTGATTACTTCCCCTTCGGTTTACTTTTACAACGGGACTGAATACCTAGCATGTCAGGTTATGGACAACTCGTTTGAGGTGGAAAAGAAGCGCAACAAGAACCTATTTAAAAAGACGGTTACAATTAAGTTGGCGAACCAAGACAAGGTAAATATATGAGCGTAAGAATTCAACTTGAGACGGGCTACCTAGACGTAAAGGATGGGACTGCCTTCCCTTTAAATTTTGGTGTAGCTGATATTCGTGACGTGAGTAAAAAGTCGGGAGCGTTTAGTAAGACGATTACTTTAACGGGAACGGACAACAACCACAACTTGTTAAACCATTACTACGATGTAAATATCCAAGCGGGTACGTTTAACATAAACAAACTTACTCGTTGTTCGATTATTCAAAACGGAATACCAGTACTTGAAGCGGGCTACCTTCAACTCATAGCGGTTAATAAAACGCAACTCACAGCTGACTACGAAAACGAAGTTGAATACGAGGTATTGATTAAAGACGAGTCGAGTGAGTTCTTTACTAGACTTGGAAATAACGAACTTACAAACTTAGACTTTAGCGACCTTAACCACGAGTACCGAGCGGACAATGTAATATCGTCTTACGCACACACGCAAGGGGATGGGTACAAATACCTACTACCCTTTAAGGATTCTAATAACTACTTTTTGCAGGACATGAAACCCGCTATTTATGCGAAGACGTATTTCGACCGTATCTTTAGCAACGCAGGGTTTTCGTACACATGGAATAGTTTAGCGGCAGCACATTTTGACAAACTCATAATACCATTTAACGGGGAAGGCTCGCTAATTGACTACAACGACTATTTAGTTGACGCTACAAATGCAGCAACCCTTACCAATCCTCACACTTCATTTTGGCAACCACTTACGGGGTGGACTGAGGTAACTGATGCGTTAGGTATCTTCGACCCAAGTTTAGGGGAATACGATGTGCCATTAAACTTACAGGGTGCGGAAAACATTAACTTTCAATTCACGGTCAACGTAGATATTAATTTAGTTAACTCAACGGGCAACGATGCGTATTTAGTAGACACGGCAACAAGTTTCGTAACCGAGGCTTTTTCTTACCGACCTTTATTTCACCTAGAAAAAAACGGAATACCTTACTCAAGTTCTTCGCCAACTGGACCAAACGCTTTTCAGTTTGAAGGTGACACATTACCCGTTGGAACTACAACCATTGGTACGGTTCAATATACATATCAAATGTTAGGGGGTGGCTTAATTGCTACTGACTTAATTACAATTTTTGCAGGTGCGTATGTTATACCTACGAGTAACGCTTTACTTTGGATGGATGCAGCCGTAGGTGGTTCACCCGTTTCTATTGACGTGGAAATGGATTACACTTCTATTGAGGTTCGCATATTACCCTCTTCAAACATTCTCGGGTATGGTGCGCAAATTGACATGAATAACGCAGTGCCGAATAAGGTAAAACAAGCGGACTTCATTAAGTCAATTTTTACGATGTATAACCTTTACACCGAGCAAGACAACGACGTGCCTAATAACTTGGTGTTAATGCACCGAGACGACTACTACGACAGCGGAGCGGAGATTGATTGGACGTACAAACTAGCAAAGGACAAAGACCAAGCCTTACAATTTTTGCCCGAGCTGAGCGCAAAGAAATTAATCCTCACTTACAAAAACGATTCGGACGACCCGAACAAAATCTACTTTGAAGCTACTAAGGAAATCTACGGGCAACTAGAATTTATCTTTGACAACGAGTATGTAAAGGGAATAGACACCAAAGAAATAACCTTTAGCCCAACGCCAATAGGACAAAGCACGTTCAACGCTTACCTTCCTTTATTGTCAGGTGCGCCAAAAGTCAACATACGAATACTACAAGACGGAGGGGAGGGAGTTTGTGACGCTTACAATTTATACAATTATGGTACTACGGGCGAGACCAACGTAACGACCTACCCAATTTTCCACCATTGGGACAACCCGACAAACCCAACGTTTGACATTCTTTTCGGACAGCCTGACTACATGTTTTATGAAGGTTACAGCATAACGAATAATAACCTTTACAACCTTTACTGGAGACGCACGGTTAATCAAATCAATGTGGGTAAAATGTTGACGGCTTACTTTAACCTACGTGAAGACGATATACAAAGCCTAAAATTAAATTCTAAAATACGAATAGACAATAGTTGGTGGACGATTAACAAAGTTATAGACTACGACTGCAACGCTCAAAACCTTACGAAGGTCGAGTTGATGAGTGCGGACACTGAAATAGATTTAGCCCCGTTTAAAAAAGGTAACGTCACCCCGACAACCGTAGGCGACTTGTCAAGTCACACGGGCAGCATACACTTTGACAATTCATTTGTGGGGAACGTAGTACCTTCGACTTCGGTCAGTGCCATTTACGGACAAGGTAACGTTATTCAACC